ATGATGCTGGATTAAAAGATGGAACTGAAATTGAAGTAAAAGGAAATAATGCTAAAATTTGGGGACAAAAAGATGGTATTTTAAATAGTACTGGATTTAAAATTGGTCAAAAATCAATTGATAGAGAATTTAGTAAAATAATGGATAATCCCTATATAGGAGCATTTCAAAAAATGTCTGAACCAGATGAACAAGGTAAAAGAAAAACACTTGTAAAAGGAGATACAGCTTTAGATTCTATTTTAATAAAAAATGTACAACGAGCTATAAACCAAGGAGTAAATTTAGATGATATTCACCAAGCTATATTAAATATTTTATTTGATTTTTATAATAAAGATGTATCCCAAAATGAGGTCAAAAGATTTGTTACTAAAGATGTAATAACAAATCAAAATGAATTAAATAAAGCTATGTTTACAGCTCAATTAGTTGCTTATTCAAAAGCTGAAGGATGGGAATATTTATGGTTAGGTGTGCCAAATTTAGGTACATATAAAGTATATGTTGTTGATGATATTCCAAAAGCAGTAGAAAATGGGGAAATTATTATTAACAGTAAACTAGGATTAGGTAATGTATTTAGAGCAAAATTAAATTAATATGTGTAAATGTGGATGTAATAGCTGTGAAACCAAAAGTACTACGTTAGTACTTAAGGAAAGTAAATTTATACATACTCCTATATCGGAGGGGTTAAAATATCATATAGACAATCAAATACCGTTAAGTGAAAATATATATCGTATTGGTTCCAAAGAATATATGAAATTATACACTGAAGCTAGATCATTATATTCTCGTGGTAAATTAGATGTAAATGAAGCAGATAAATATTTTTTAACAGAAACTCATGTTGGTAGTTTTGGTATGTTTGAAGGTAAAAGAGTACCACTAGATATTCCTATGATAAATGAAGAAGAAGAATATTATGTAACTGTTAATCGTGGACCTAAAATTGGTAAATCATTAGTAAGATCAGCTGAATCTGATTATGAAGAACCAAGAATATTTTCAAAAGAAGAAGCTGAAGAATATATTAAACGAGTTAAAAACTCAGGAGCTACACCTGGACAAATAGCCTCATATTGGGTGTCTGATAGAGACATGAATAGAATAGATGAAAATGAGGATAAATTATCAAAAATCAAACAAGAACTTGAAGCATTAAGACCAGGTATTAGTTGGATAGATGATATATTTATTTCTTCATATGATGGTAGCTTACGAGTTGAATTAGATTATACATTATATCCTAACGAAATAAAACAACTTGCCCAAATTGCTGCCAAATATGGTATGGAATTAAAATACATGACAGGTAAAAATGCTTCTTTAGTAAAAAATAAATTAAATGAAAATATTGACACAGGTGATTTTTTAAATAAAAATAGAGATCAAATTGAATTAGATTTTGGTCCTAGAACATTTAGAATGTTACAAATGCAATTAATGAAAGATGATGAAGCTTTTGTTAGAGATTGGTTAATAGCAAATGGTTATATGGAAGAAGAAAAATTACCATTTGAAGAAAATCAATTAAATGAAAAAAAGGAAAAATCTAAACTTTGTAAAAGAGGTAGAGATTATATAGCTGCAAGAAAAAGAGCAGGTGAAAAATCATCAGCTTATCTATCAGGTAGAGCAGTTAAAGTTTGTAAAGGTTCAATAAAAGGAGCAGGTGGTAAAAAGAAAAAATCATATAAAAATGAAAATATAGCTCCTAACCATGATGGTAAAGCTGCACCTTATGGATCAGGATATAAAGTATTAGATATAGATAAAATAGCTGAGTCATTAAAAGATTGGTTTGAAAAAGAAAATTGGGTAAGAATTAACACATCAGGTAATATAACGGGTGCTTGTGGTACAATGAAAAAAGGTAAAGCTACTACAAGATGTCTTCCTAAGAAAAAAGCTCAAGCAATGACTAAAGCAGAGCGTAAAGCTACTGTAGCTAAAAAAGTAAGAGGTAGTAAAAAAGGTAAACAATTTGTTTCTGTAAAAGAAGCTATGGTTGATTATGATTTTTCAAAAGAAGAACTAATCAGAGTTATTAAGCAACTTAAAAGAGGGGCTAGTACTGAAGTAAGTATGATTAAAGCATTTGAAAAAGCTTTAGGTAGAAAACTTACAGATGATGAAATTAGAGGGTTTAAATTAAAAGAAGCAGAATTTAGAGGTAAAGAAGTATCTTTAAATAAACCTAAAAGAGGTGGTTCTAAAGCATACTATGTTTATGTTAGAGATCCTAAAACTAAAAAAATTAAAAAAGTATCATTTGGTTCAGGTGGATTAAGAGCTAAAATTAAAAACAAAGATGCTAGAAATGCTTTTGCAAAAAGACATAATTGCGATAAGAAAAAAGATAGAACAAAAGCAGGATATTGGTCTTGTAACTTGCCTAGATATGCTAAGCAACTAGGTTTAGGGGCTAATATGAATACATTCTGGTAAAATGTTTAGATTTAAAATTGACATATTTAATGAAATACCATGGCAAAAATTTAGACGCCTACCAGAAATTAAACTTTTACTTTTAAATGAACAAGTAAAAAAATATAATCTTTATATAAATGAACTTACGTATGAACGTAATGTTTATTTACATTGGTTAGAAGGACATAAAAAAGGACCTAAAGTTGAAACTACTCCTACCCCACCAGTAGAAGAGGGATTTTTATTACAGGAAAATTTATTTGACTTACTACAAGAAACAGGAGATAAAATTATAATAACATAATAACATAACAATGCCAAATTTACCAATTTCAGGATTACCAGCAGGGAGCGCATTAGACGGAACCGAATTATTTGCTATTGTGCAAGATGGTGTAACCAAATACACTACCTTAAACGCAATTAATACTAGCACTACCTCCAATTATGGTTTATTTAACCAAACAGGTTCATCAGCACCTATATCAGGTAGCACCCACGTTTCAGGTAATTTAATTGGAGGAGGAGTTGGAACACTATCGGTTCCCGCCAATGGCTTTACTAAAGGAGATGCATACCAAGCTACTTTTTCAGGAGTATTAAATGCTGAAAATAATAAAACACTTCAAATTACAATTAAGACTGATAGTGTAATTTTAGCAGATACTGGAGTAATATCTATGCCTGGGATTACTGGCAATAAAAGATGGAGAATGGATGTTGATTTCTCTATTAGAGAAATTGGTGGGACTGGAACTGCTGAAATAGCAACTGCAGGCACAATACAATTTAGAACAGATTCATCAGGTAATGTTATAACTGAAATTTTTAGTGATGTTAATAATACAACTTTTGATACTACAATAAGTAATACTTTAACAGTTGAAGCAGAATGGGGTAGTGGTCCAACTGATTTAAGTTCTATTTATTCTAAGTTATTTACTCTATTAAAAACTTACTAATGCATCCATACACTGATCTCGAAACTACAGACAAATACATTATCAGAGAATTTGGTCAAGATATTGATCCTATAGAACTAGTTTGGCATCAAGATAAAGAAGATAGATTAGTTGAGGTATTAGAAGGAGAAGGGTGGAAATTTCAAAGAGATAATAATGTACCTGTGGATATGAAAATAGGAGATCGTATATTTATACCCGAAGGAGAGATACATCGTATTATAAAAGGTACAACTAATTTAAAAATAAAAATAAATGGATAATTTTAATTTACATTCTTTTTATAAAAAACAATACATAGCTGAAGCATTAGCTAGTGATGTAGATAAAATTGAAATATCTTATACAGATCCAGGATTTCGTTTTTATGGTATGTATCTTTATAAAGATGGTAAAAGAATTAATAAAATTAGTTTTATTAAAGATGTAGATGAATATCTTAAAGATTTAGGTATTGATACTGAAATACCAAGAAGATATGATACTGATGTATTAGATAAAATTGTAGATGAGTTAAAAGAAAAAGGAATTGATGCAGACCACGATGCTGCTATGGACGTAAGTTAAATTAATTAAAATTAAAAATTATGTGTAATTGTCAAGAATGTAAATGTGGAACAAGTTGCAAATGCGCTTGTTGCGATTGTTAGTAAAATAAAAGTATAGTCTGATTCATAGCCAGACGATTGATTAAAATTTTTTAAGGAGCTGTGGCCCAATATTTGGAGCCACAGTTTTTTTTTCGTATATTATAACATATAAACTTAAGTAAAAAATGAGTAAAAAAGTAGTAATTGTAGGAGCAGGAGTTGCAGGTGTAAATGCAGCAACTAAATTAGTAGACAATAATTTTGATGGTGAAATCACTATTATTGATATGGGTAAAAATCCATATGATAGATTACCTGAAGAAGTAATGACAGGTTTTTTAGGAGCAGGTGGTTGGTCTGATGGTAAGTTAACATATCATACAGCAATTGGAGGTCACTTAACTAAATATACTGGTGATGAAAAAGCAATGGAATTGATGGATCAAGTAATTGAAAATTTTAAACGATTCCATCCTAAACCAGAAGAAGTACAGTGTTCTAATCCAGTTGCAGAACCAGATTTTATTAAACCATATTTTGGTTTACGATTATTTCCTGTGTGGCACGTTGGTACAGACTATTTACATGAAATTGGTAAAAATTGGTATGATTATTTAGTAGATAAAGGTGTGGAATTTATATGGGAAACTAAAGTATCAGATATAGATTTTGATAATAATAAAGTATATTATCCTAAAGTAGCAGAAATGGATAGTGCTGGATTACCAGAGGATTTAAGTTGGGTAAATAATAATGTACTAGAATATGATACACTTATTTTTGGTGTAGGTAAATCAGGAATTGATTTTGGTAAACAATTAGCTGAAAAATATGAATTACCAACTGAGTCAAAACCAGTACAAATTGGAGTACGTTTTGAAGCACCACAAAAACATTTCCAAAAATTAATTGATGTAAGTTATGATTTTAAATTATATCGTAAATTTGAAGATGAAGGTGTATCATTAAGATCATTTTGTACTAATAATAATGCTGCTTATGTAGCTGTAGAAGAAACATATGGTGATCATAGTTATAATGGTCATGCTAAAAAAGATATGTCATATAGAAATGACATGACTAATTTTGGCATATTAATGGAAGTAAGAGGTATTGATAACCCATTTACTTGGTCTCGTGAATTAGTATCTAAAGTACAAAAAGATAGTACTGGTTTATTTTATAGCCCTACAAGAAATCCATCTACAACATCAGAAGGAGACAACGTATCAGCTATTAAAATTGATGATTTAGAAATCGTTAAAGAAGCATTTCAAGGTTATTATAAATACATTGAAGATTTTATTAATGATATGAAAAAAATATTTCCAACTCTTGAAGATGATTGGGGTATTTATATACCAGAAGTAAAATATTTATCTCCTGAACCACTTGTAGATTATGATACATTAGCATTAATCGATTATAATAATGTACATTTTGTAGGAGACGCCCTATCAGCTCGTGGTATTACAGTTTCAGGAGCACAAGGTAATTATGTTGCAGAATGGATATTACAATGTATGGAAGATGAATTATCATGGGAAGATAACCCAGATGTTCAAGATTTTTTAGAACATGCCGATAAACCAGGATCTTGGTCTGAAGAAGATAATAAAATTCATACTGTAGGAGGTTTAACTAATGATAAAGAAAAATCATTTATAAAATTTCAAAATAAAATAAACAAATAAAAATGGCGAAACCAAAAGTAAATATAAACGAACATATTAAAAATAAAAAATATCGTAAAAAAGAAGAAGATGGATCTATTACTACTATGTTGTGTTTAGAATGTAATGGGATGAATAAACTTCATAGCATAGAAGAACCAGCATTGATTAATGTTGAACAAAAAAGAAAAGAATATTATCTAAATGGTATTCAATATGACTATGAGACGTGGAATGAAATTAGAAAAGGAAGAGAAGGTTTACCTTGGTATAAAAAACCTGCTCCTAAAGGTATGACTCATAGAAATTAATTCGTATATTATAATAAAAATTAGTTATGAAAATAGGATTTTGTGGTACAATGAGTGTAGGAAAAACTACACTAGTAAATGCATTAAAAGATTTACCTGAATTTAAAGATTATGTTTCTAGAACAGAACGTTCAAAATATCTTATGGAAATGGGTATACCTTTAAATACAGATTCAACTTTAAAAGGTCAATTAGTATTTGCAGCTGAAAGAGCTACTGAATTAATGCAAGAAAAAATAATTACTGATAGAACTATTATTGATGTTTTAGCCTTTGCTAAATTATCTACATCTATGACTGATGGAGAAAAATTTTATTTAGGAGCTACTATTCAACCTTTAATGAATGAATATGATATTTTATTTTATGTATCTCCTAAAGGTGTAGAAATAGAAGATAATGGTGTTAGAGAAACAGATGCTGAGTATAGGATGGCAATTGATAAAGAAATAAAATCAATTATACAAATGCATGGAAATAAAAAAGTAATTACTATTAGTGGTACAACTGAAGAACGTATAAAACAAGTTAAACAAGCAATTTTTTCGTAATATTTATAATAAAATATTTTATAATGAAAAAATCAGACTTAAAATTATCTATTAAAGAAGAAATAATTGAAATATTATCTGAGGCAACTCCCGAAGACATAGCAGCACAAAAAGAATTAAATGATGAATTAGAAAAAACTAAGGAACTTCAAGATGATATAATGGCTGAAGATGAAGAACCTACTAAATCTCAATTAAAAGGAGCTTCTAAAGACTCAATAGCTACTATAGCTAATAAGTTACAACAAACAGCTAAAGAAATGAAATCTACTGTTAATAAGTGGAAAACATCAGAAGGTGAAGAAAAACAAAAATTAAGAGATAAATTATTGAAACTAACTAATATTAAAAAAGAGTTAGAATCAATGTTATAAAACTATTGTTATGAATAAATTATGGAAATTGTTACTTGCAATTGGTGGAATCATTGGGGGTATGTTACTAGTATCTAGTAAGAAAAAATCAAATTATAAAAAAGATTTAAAAGATAATAAAGCTAAATTAAAGGAAGTAGAAGAAAAAAAATCAAAAGTAGAAAAAGCTAAAGCTAAAACTAAAGCTAACATTAAAAAAACTTCTAAAAAAGTAGCTACAACTAAATCTAAAATTAAATCTACTAAGTCAGCTAAAAAAACAACATCTGATTTTAAGAAAAAATACAGAAAAAATAAATAATGAAACAAAAAATAGCTTATATATTTGTTATTATTTTTTGGTTATTTGTTTCTAATTTATTTGCACAAGATAAGATAGTAGAAATACCAGAAGTAGAATTAGAAGGATTTTTTTTAGCTCTTGATACATTAGAATATCAAGATTCTATTAAGGATATTTTAATTAAAGATTTAGAAACACAAGTATTAAATTATAAATTATTATCTAACCAAGATAGTTTATTAATTGAGTTTCAAAAACAACAATTTATTCTACAAAAACAACAAATAGATTTACATTTAGATAGATTAAAAGTTGTAGATAGATGGTATCATAAACCTTGGGTTGGATTTGTAGGTGGAGCAGCAACTACAATACTAATGATTCATGTAATAGATTATTCTTTACCTAAATAATGGCAGATTTAAAGAAAATAATAAGACAAGAATATATAAAATGTGCAAAAGATCCTGTTCATTTTATGAAAAAATACTGCTACATTCAACACCCACAACGAGGTAGAATTCAATTTAGTTTGTATCCATTTCAAGAAAAAGTATTAGGTCTATTTAAAGACAATCCTTACTCAATAATTCTTAAATCAAGACAGTTAGGTATTTCAACATTAACTGCAGGTTATTCTTTATGGATGATGACATTCCATAAAGATAGAAATATACTTTGTATTGCAACTAAACAAGACACAGCTAAAAACATGGTTACAAAGGTAAAATTCATGTATGAAAATTTACCTTCATGGTTAAAAGTTGATGCAATGGAGAATAATAAATTAACATTGCGGCTTAATAATGGATCTCAAATTAAAGCAACATCTGCAAGTAGTGATGCTGGTAGATCAGAAGCAGTATCTCTTCTATTAATTGATGAGGCAGCTTTTATTGATAATATTGGAGAGATTTGGGCTTCAGCTCAACAAACATTAGCAACTGGAGGTGGATGTATTGCTTTAAGTACACCTTATGGTACTGGTAATTGGTTTCATCAAACCTGGACAAGAGCAGAATCACAAGAAAATGAATTTTTACCTATTAAATTACCTTGGTATGTGCACCCAGAACGAAATCAAGAATGGAGAGATAGACAAGATGAATTATTAGGTGATCCTAGGATAGCAGCTCAAGAGTGTGATTGTGATTTTAGTACTTCTGGTGATATAGTGTTTTACTCTGAATGGATTGAATTTCTCCAACAAACTACTATTAAAGATCCAATAGAAAGAAGAGGTGTAGATCAAAATTTATGGATTTGGGAAAATGCAGATTATTCTAGAGAGTATATGGTTGTAGCTGACGTTGCAAGAGGTGATGGAAAAGACTTTTCAGCATGTCATGTAATGGACATTGAGACAAATACTCAAGTAGCAGAATATAAAGGACAATTACCACCTAAAGAATTTGGTTATTTTTTAACTGGGCTAGCTACAGAATTTAATAATGCTATGTTAGTAGTTGAAAATGCTAATATAGGATGGGCTGCTTTAGATGCAATTAGAGAAAGAGGATATAGAAATTTATATCAATCACCAAAATCAGATCAATTAACAGCAGAATCATATTTAAGAGTATATGAAGGCAACTCTGAAATGGTTCCTGGTTTTACAATGTCAATGAGAACAAGACCTCTTTGTATTAATAAATTTAGAGAATTTGTTGGTGATAGATCAGTAACTATTCAATCAAAACGTTTATTAGAAGAGATGAAAGTATTCATTTGGAGAAATGGAAGACCAGAAGCTCAAAGTGGTTATAACGATGACTTGGTTATGTCATTTGGGATTGGTATGTTCCTACGTGATACTTCATTGAAGTTTCAACAACAAAGTTTAGACGGAGCTCGTGCAGCATTAGGTAATATACAAAAATCAAAAACCTCACATAGTGGAGGATATAGTGCTAACAGTGTTCAAAATCCTTATACAATGAAAATAGGAGGAAAGGATGAGGACATTAAATGGCTATTATAACATATTTATAAATAAAACAAAATGGCAGATAAAGGCTTATTTTCACGATTAAAACGATTATTTTCTACAGATGTATTGATACGTAATGTAGGTGGTAATCAATTAAAAGTCATGGATGTTAATCAGATCCAAATGACTGGTGAATTAGAAACAAATTCTTTAGTAGATAGATTTAATAGAGTTTATACAAATTCTCCTAATTCATTATATGGTCAACAACAAAATTTTAACTATCAAACATTAAGACCTTACCTATATTCAGAGTATGATGCAATGGATACAGATGCTATTGTAGCATCAGCATTAGATATTGTAGCAGATGAATCTACTCTTAAAAATGATATGGGAGAAGTTTTACAAATTAGATCTACTGATGAAAATATTCAACAGATATTATATAATTTATTTTATGATGTTTTAAACATTGAATTTAATTTATGGCCTTGGATCCGTAATATGTGTAAATATGGTGATTTCTTCTTAAAATTAGAAATTGCAGAAAAATTTGGTGTATATAATGTTATACCTTATACAGCATACCATATTGAAAGAATTGAAGGGGGAATGGGAATAGACCAAGATGGAAATCCAATTAACCCTACAGAAGTAAAATATAGATTTGATCCAGATGGTATATCAGGAGCCGACTCAGGTTATTTTTCAGTCCCTAACTCAGGGAATCAAGCAAATTCCATTATATTCGATAATTATGAAATGGCACATTTCCGTTTATTAACGGATATGAATTTCTTACCTTATGGTAGAAGTTACATTGAACCAGCTCGTAAGCTATTTAAACAATATGTTTTAATGGAAGATGCTATGTTAATTCATAGAATTGTTCGTGCTCCTGAAAAAAGATC